TGATGTCGGCAGAGAGCTGGACAACCAGCTTTTCAAGGTCTGTTGCCATTGGGGACTCCGGGATGTTTCGAATTATTGCCGCAGTTGCTCTTTCGGTGCAGCCCGCCATCGCGGGCGACGCCACATCGGGCTTGCCGGAGCTGCGCGATTACGTGCTGGGTATAGCCGCCTGCGAAACCGCGATGGATGATGAGCACTTTTACGAGTGGGAGCAGCACCGAGATTTCTTCATCAGCGCCGTGGACGCCCTGACGCAGCAGCCAACGCGCGGCCACCGCGCCTACATGGACGCTAAGGGTTACATGGACAGCGCGCCGCTCTCAGCGGACGAGCGGAAAGCCGACCCCGACAGGTGTCAGCGCAGATTAAGCCACCTGCAAATAGCCCTGATCGCCGCAATGAGCGAACCGCGAGCGGGTATCAGGAACCCATCCTCTCCATGACGCCCTTCCAGATATCGTCCTCGGCCTCCGCGCTCATCTCGCCGGCATCATCGGGCGAGTTGGTCGCGATCCAGCCGGACACCGCGGCGTTGAACTGCCACAAGCTGCACCGGCCGACCTCGGCCGGCGTCATGCCGACGGCCTGGCCGACGCCGTAGAGGTCCGCGAACCGGATTTGCCCGCGCGGGAGCGGGTCGCGGTCTTCCGCCCCGCGCCGGGCTTTTTTGCCGGCTCATCCTCGGGCGCACCCTGCAGCGCCACCCCGATCACCGCATAGGCGGTCGAGATGCTTTCGGTCAGCTGGCCCGGCCCGGCATAGGCCTGGACCTTTTTCATGGCCGCGACGGCCTCCATGCCGCCGCCGATCAGCCCCAGTCGGATCGTGTCGGTGACAAAGGACACCTCGAGGTCGCGTGGTGGGGCGGCGCCGACCGCGAGCGAGGGCACCGCGATGCCAAGCGCCCATTGCACATACCACGGCCCGGCGCTGGTCTTTTCCTGCAGCTCGGCCAGCTGCTCGATGCCCAGGCGGAAGCGGTAGGTCCCATCCGCCCAGTCAAGCACCGTCTCGGCGTTGCGGCTCATCAGGTGGTCCGCTCATAGGTGATTTCGCCGTCCGACTGCATGGTGACCGACACCTGCACGCGCTCGCCGAGGCTGCCGTTGATCTCGAAGGACTCGATGTGGAAACGGCCCTGGTAGAAGTCGCTGGTGTCGTCGGCATAGACGAACTCGATCTGCGCCGCGACGCTGTCGGTGCTTTCCAGTGCCTGTTCCCAAGCGGGCATGGCGCCCTTGGCCAGCACCCCGCTGCCGCTGATCGTGGCCGACATGCTCTGCACATCCCGCTCTTCCCACGCAGCATCATCGGGGAATTCACAATCCGGGACCTGGACCGAGTTCAGGGTCTTGCTGCGGGTGAACGATTTCGAGGTGAACCCGCAGGGCGCAGTGAACACCGCCGGCGTGGCCCCGTCCGACAGGCGGACGAAGAACTTGCCGAACTTGATCGTTTCGGGTCGTGCCATCTGTTCTCTCCATGGCAAAAAGCCCCGCGGGATGCGGGGCGGGTGGTGGCCAGATGGCCGGGATTACTGCGAAGCGACCTGCCGGGCGGCGTCGCGGACAGCTTTGCGGACGCGGCGCCGGGCGTTCTTTCGGTTCGCGCGCCAAGACACATAGAAGAAGGGCTGTCCCGTCTGGCGCTTCCCGCTGCTCGGTGCCGATCCATCCTTCTTGGCTTTCGGCTTTACGCCGAACTCGACCCATTTGGCGTAATAGGCCTTGCCGCCGCCCGCATAGATGGTGATCGACAGATCGCCACCGATGCCGGCGCCTTTCATCGCGGCGATGACCAGAGAGCCTTGCGGAGCCTTACCCCACGTCCATCCGATGCTGGCGCGCACCACGCCATCATCCACCGGGACAAGCGACTTCATCATCGCGACGATCTCGTCGGCCGCCTGCTCCATCTCGGACCGGATGTGATCCTTTGCGACCGCCGGCAGCCGGTCGAGCTTGCGCTGCAGCTTGGTCAGGCCGGTGATGGTGGCAGTACGGGCCATCATGTGTTCCTCTGTCGGCAAAAATCCGCTTAACGAATCGTTAACCTTTGCATATGGCTGTATTTGTTCACCTGTGAGGTTGTCATGAAGCTGTTTCTTACCGCACTCGCCGTAGCCGTGTTGGCAATGCCGTTCATCGCCAGCGATGCGTTCGCACATGGCGGCGGCTGCCGGAAATCCTCGCCTCCCGGCCAGTGCTGCCATGCTGACAACAGCAACGGCGGACGAGTTCACTGCCACTGAGATGGCACTCCGCTTCCGCAAGCGCATCCGAGTAGCGCCCGGGGTCAGGATCAACCTCTCCAGCAAAGGGATCAGCAGCGCGACCATCGGGCCGCGTGGTGCATCCGTGAACATCGGCAAGCGAGGAGCCTATCTCAACGCGGGGATTCCCGGGACGGGGATCTACGCGAGAGAGCGGATTTCTTCGCCCGGCAAGAAAGCGTCGCGAACACCGCGCACCGACGCTGCGCCATCGGGAAAGGGCGGCGCCTGGGTTGTCGCGCTGCTTGTCCTGATAGCCCTCATTCTCGCTCTACGGTAAATACTGCTCCCTCGGGCTGCAGTATTTTTCTACACACCTTTATTGACCGCTATATTTAACGTGTGTATATATATCCCATGGATCTGGACTGGGACCCAAAGAAGCGCGACGACACCCTCAAGGAGCGAGGGCTGGATTTCGCCATCGTCGCCGAGGCGGACTGGGATGACGCCCTGACCGTCGAGGACAGCCGAACCGACTACGGCGAAGCCCGCTTCGTCAGCCTCGTCCCGATCCACGAGCGGCTTTATGTGGTTGCCTGGTGCATGCGCGGTGACAAGCTGCGCGTCATCAGCCTGCGCAAGGCCAATGCAAGGGAAAGGAAAATACATGGCGAAAGCTAAGCCATATATCGGTGAGGACGGCGAAGTCCGCGAACTGGACACCGCCTTTGCCAAGCGGGCCAGGCGCGGGCGGCCGCCCATGCTGGGCAGCCAGCGCAAGGTGCGGATGAACTTCATGATCGACCCTGACATCGCCGCCGCGCTCGACAGCCAGGAGAACAAGAGCGCCTTGGTGAACGAGGCGTTGCGGAAGGTGCTGAACCCCTAACGAGGCTAGGCACCTCCGCGAACACCACCCGGCGGAATAACTACGCCTCCACCTCCGCCTCGACCTGCACCACCCCATGCACCACGCCCGGCTGGGGATCGTCCATGACCCCCACCAGCGCCACGCGGAGCGGATGCATGGTCAGTGCGTCCTGATCCGCCCAGTCGTCGAGGGCGGCGGCGACGGAATCGGTTACATCCTTCGCCATCCGCTTGTCGGGCCGGTTGCTGGCCCAGACATCCACCTGGACCGTTTCGCGCCGCGCGCGGATGCACTCTGCGCTGTCGTCGCTCCAGTAGGACGGTCCGATGCTGATATACGGCATCACCGCATCCTCGGCCGGGTTGTCATAGACCCGGCCATCCACCGCCGGCACCTCGGCCTTGAGCCGGGCGACGATGAGCCGCTGCAGATCGCTGCTGGTGCCCACGATCATCCCTCCACCAGCATTTCGAGGTAGGCGCCCCGCTCGATCGGGCGGGGATCCTCGCGCAGCTCGTACACCTTGCGGATGCCGGTGCGGTCGCGCAGTTCGACCTGCCACTCGCTGGTGATGCGGCGCGCCTGCGTGCTATTGCGGATCGTCAATATTACCGGGTTGCGGCTGGCCAGCCGGGCCTGCATGACGGCCTCGCCGCCCCGCAGATGCTTGACGGCAGCCCAAACCACGAACTGGGTAACCCATTGGTCCAGCGTGCCGCCCATGTCGGTTTCGACGCGCTCGCGCCGCGAAAACGTCGCGCGGTTGTCCAGATCCCCAGCCCGCATCACACCCACCTGATCTTGAGCGGCGCCAGGATGCGCTGCGCGGAGAGGGGCAGGGCGGTGGCGCTCGCCGCTGCCGCAACCTCCTCACGGTTGAGATACCAGTTGCCGACGATCAGCAGCACCGCCTGGCGCAGCGCCGGAAGGATATCGTCGGGCACGCCGGCGACGAACGAAACCCT